TGAGCCGGGTTGCGCAGGCGGTTGCGGGGCCTTTATACGCAACAGGGGGTCCAAAATGATTGTTTATTTGTTGCGAAATAAAATCAACGACAAGTGCTACGTCGGCAAGACGACGAAAACGCTCAAGGCGCGCTGGCGCCAGCACAAGACCGAGGCGCGGATCGGGCGCTACGACTGGCCACTTTACCGGGACATCCGAGAGTTTGGCGCTGAGAATTTTGCGGTGGAGTTGTTGGGGAAAGCAAGTTCGACTCGCCGGCTCAACCAGATGGAAAGAAAGTTCATCCGTCAGTTCAATACCGTCGCGGATGGCTACAACCACACTTGCGCGTCTTTTGGAGGGCGTATCTGCAAGGCGCGATGTTCTGAGAGGCAGCCGTTAGTCAAAGGTCACCGTGAAAAGATTGCGGATTCGGTGCGCCGGTATTGGAAAGAAAAGAAGGCAGGAGGCACAGAATGATTGCAAATAAGCCTCGTCGGTCTGAGTGGGCCAGTATAGCCTGTCAGATCCTGCGGCAGTACAACGACTGTCTCGCATGTACGGACTACAGGTTCTGGGGTCCGCATTACGTGGCCTATGACCGGGGCGAGTTCATCCTGCGGCCCTTTGGCTCATTTGCCAAACACCGCTACTCGTTCGAGTGCCGTCCGGAGGTCGTGTCGTGGCAAGATGAGCCGCTGTGGATTTTTCAGGTGATGGCATGAAATAATTTGTTGCAAACCTATCCTTGCTGTGCTATGCTTCGTTTCGTAATGAACTCTCCCTCCCCCACCAACGCTAAAACCCCCATCACGGTCCTCCGTCTCGACCCAGCTCCTTCCCGCATGTTCTCCTGGCTGGAGTGGAACGCCGACGCACCAGCCCTTCTTGACGAGGCCTCCGGCCGCACTCTCCGCCCAGCCGGCCCAACCCTCCACGTTCGGTACAGAACGACCGGGGCTGAGTTTGAGCACTGGCCCGTCTCCGAGGACGAGGCGCGCCGTGTTTTTCAACCAGGCCGCGAGTTCGACTTCAGCATTGGTCGAGCGTTCTCCGACATCGTGAAATCTCACAAATCCTCCAGACAGGTTAAACCGGGGGACAGGCAAGAAACAGCAAAGCAGCGCAAGGAAGTGGAACAGCGCGCAGGAAGAAGGTGGTTGGCGTGACCAACACCCTCACCCCAGCCGAGCGCCAGCAAATTCTCCGTAGGCTCAAACATGGCCTGGCTTTGCCGAAAGCTGAGATCGTCAATTATGCGAACCGGTTGCGGCTGGAAGTTTTACAGAAGAGAGAAAAGGTGCAACAGTGAGCCCCAGACCGAGATTGCCAAAAACTCAATGGGATGAAGATTCGATTCGAGTCGAGGTCAAGACCGCTGGCCTGACTGACGAGCCTGCCAATGCTGAGGTCTTCGAGGCGTGCCTTGCCGAGATGGGATCTATTCGCTTGAGGCTCATGGTTGGGTGCTATGGGCCGGGGACTACAACAAAGCCGAAGCCGGCGTATCGCTGGCTCCTTGGTGAGAGTGCAACAATTCTGTGCCGCGATCTGGAGTGCGCTGAATGGTTTCGAGAACAGTTGTTGGCTTGGCTGAAGTCATTGGATGGCGTGAAGCTGGCGCGGGTGGATGACGGGAGTTCTCATGCTTGACGTCCTCGTCGTAGGTGCTGGATTTTCCGGTTGTGTCATGGCCGAGTAGACAAGACGGCATTTATTTTGCGTCGTAGTTTGTTTGCCGGATTCCCTGACAAGCGCACGAGTTACGAAATGGCTGATGGATTGCTGATTGATAGATTGGTCAGGGATGGGATCAGCCGGAAGCGGGTGGCAGAGGTTTTATGTGTCCACAATTAGTTCTGCAATTAAGAAAGAAGGCGAAACAGGATGGCACAACCTAAAATCGTAGCTGCAATTTTAACCGCTCACCATCCGTCGCGATATCACTATCGACAGATAGCTCGCGCGCAGTTCCTTGACAGCGAGATCATTCCCTATAAGTTTGTGTTTGGGGACGCGCCAAATGGAGACTGGAGCAACACGGGGGTCAACGACGATGAGCTTCTCCATGCGCCAGGATCGGACGATAAGCGTTTCCTTCATTTGAAAGACCAAGCTGCTTGCCGATGGGCCTTAGACCAGGGGGCCGACTTTCTCTGGAGGGCGTGTTGTGATACGTGGTGGTTTCCAGACCGTATTGCTAAAGCAGGGCTTGAGGCTTTCGATTATGCGGGGCATTTTCCTTGCACTTTGCGCCTCGGTGGTGCTTTCAAAGTCCCCATGGCGTATTTTGATTTTTTCCACGGCGGTTGCGGAATTTGGTTGTCCAGGAAGTCGATGCAGAAGATTGTCGATGCCCAGTGGCGTGAGAATTACCTTGAGTCGTGGCCGGATGAATTGAATATCGGATTTGGAATGACGCTGCCAAAGCCGGACCACGTGTGGGACGATTTTTGGCTGGGAGAGGTGCTTAAAGGGGAGATTGCGTGGGATGATCCTCTGCGCTTGGACCCGCTTAATGCTTACAACGCCGCCGGCATTAACATATTTGAAGACGCTCAGCTTTTTCTTAACGATGATCCAGAACGGCCACTTTCTATTCATGATCCTGGAGTGCCAAAGAAGAATGATGACCGCTTTGATGATTTGATGAGGCAGGTCAAACGGAAGAATGTGGCAGTGGCGGAAGCAGCGCGCGCCAAGGAGGCTTCTGATGGCCATTGAGTTCACACATCAGGCGAATTCAGCTGACGTTTGGATCAGAGTCACTCGTGACGTGCTCGTCAATGTTTCCTGTGAGCAATTCGTCGAGGAAATGTCTAAGGCCACTCGTGAGTTTGTTCAGACCGATCCCGAAGTTCGCATTCTGATCAACGAGATGGTGCGAGGGGCTTTTGGGCAGGTAGATTTATTGAAGCTGGTCACGGATACGATCAAACAGAGTTTGCCTGCGTCGATAGTACCCGCTGAGCCAGCCAAGGAGGCCCTCAATGTTTGAAGACTCTATTTTCAATCCAGCCCGAGCCGTGCAGCGCATCGGTGACTACTTTGAGCAGCGCAAGGCCTTTCGCTTGGCCGCGCTCGTCGCGCTTCGCAAGCGTGAAGGTTTGCCTTCTCCTGTCGATGCCGATGGCGCCCCGCTTGAAACTCGCATAGACGATTTCGGCAACGCGGCTTATTACAACCCAGCCGGGGAGAAGGTCACGCGGGTGATGTTCTCTGGGGCTGGGCGTGATGGCAAGCCGGGTGCGTTTGCGGTTGGCCAGCGCAAGGGCGCGCCATTGGAGGATGCTACCCGGAACTGGGCGGCGGGTCGCTCCGCGTTTGAGATTCTGGATGTAGCCGAGGACGGGCGCAAGCTGGAGGACGAGCTACGTGACCTGGACCGGGATGCCGGAGCGGTCGAGGCCGCAGGCAAGGTCAGTCACGGCGCTGAAGGTGAGCAGGCTCCAGACCTTGTGCTTGACGGGACGACGGACGAAGAAGTGGACGCACGGTTGCAGGAGTATTTGAAACGAGGACCACAGTGACCCAAGAAATCGAATCAGTTAAGCCAGCCCTCTCTGTCGTCCTCGACGACGGGGACTTCATCATCAACTCCACCGGCGCGATTGGCAAGGCGATGGCCCAGGCCATTCTCCCCCTCGCCGCCGCAGCCAAGCGCGTGACCGTAATTTCTGATGGCGAGATGCGGGTGATGAAGCGGAACGGGCCTGGGGCAGAATCAGATTTGATGGCGAAGGGTGCGGCCTCTGCTGAGCGTGCGCGCAAAGCTCTTGTTTTTAACGAAGATCCTGACATCCAGGACCAGTTTGCCGCGGATCTCGAATCCGGTGTGACAGGCGAACAGGCCACAGGGGAGTCCCCTGCGCCTACTCCAGGCCCGAGCGATCCCGTTGTTATTCCAGCCAAGCGCCGCAAGCCCCAAATCTTCCAGGATGCTGCAGCGCCACCCGCGCCGGAGTTGGCTTTGGCTGAGATGGACCGGCTGATGGAGGAAGCAGCCCAGGCTGAGCGCGACCAGGCTAAGATTGCCGAAGACCGCCGGTTCCAGCAACAGCAAGCTATCCAAGCTGGAGCGGCACAGGAGTCAGCGGCTGAGCCTACTGAGGTCAAGCCCGCCCCGCGTAAGCGTGAGCCCCGAGCGCTTGCCACCACAGGCCGGCCTTGCGGCCGCTGTGCCGGCGCAGGTCAGATTGTCGGTGAGGCGGGGTTCCAAGGTGCGTGCCCTGTGTGCCATGGTGAAGGCCAGGTCAAGACGTGGGACCGTAGTTTGAAGATCAGGTAGGATAATTGCATGAATGCCCCTCTTTGCACGAATCCGCAGCATCCTCCAGCCCTTCCGCGCCGGATGATCTATCTGCAGACCAAGGATCACGCGCATGTCTTTGGCTGTCAGGCCTGTCGCGACGTGAACCATAAACTCTCCGTCCGTGTGATGACCGATGAGTTTTACAAGCGGGAGGTCAGGAGTTCACTTGCCCAGTCAGGTGGACTGATGACTGCGCCTCCTCCCATACGCCAGCCTCGGTTCTACGGTCCCACGGCTCAGCAGGGAATAGACTGGGATCAGGAAACGCGCCGGAGCAAGGACGGGAAATACGAGCTCGTGCGTTACGAGCGCCTTGCTGACGGCAACCTTCACATCCAGATGGCGGTCAACGGAAAGCTCTGCCCCCAGATGGACGACCACGTGGCCAGCCGGGAGGAATTCCCCGGTGAGGAGGCTTACTGGACCAGGGTGGCGCACGCTTCGGAGCTTATGCTGCATTTGTACGGAGACCCGCGCGCGCCGTTATCGCCGGAAGAAAGTAGTCAGCGCGAATCACAGATGTATTAACCCAGAATTGAAAGGATCAACAATGTCTCGACTCGCAGCAGTTCACTCTGGCCAGCCCACGCAAGGGCTTGGCGCCGTCCCCGCCGCAGCCCCGGCTCGTCAGCACGCTACTCCCCTTCAGGCACAGCGGGCCGAGGCTGAGGCCGCAGAACTAGCAGCGGATCTGGCAGCGGACTTAGCTGTTCCACAGGCCGCGCCCATCAACCCTCGCGATCCTTATTCCGCGACTCGGGCTGCCGCTACGGCCGCATGGCTCTCACTCTCAGCGACTGAGCTGGAGGTCAGGAAGTATTTTCGCAAGTTGCCGGTTGCATCGGGCTTGGAGATGCTGGCTCAGATGAGGCATCAGTGTAACCTCGCGGCTGAGACGTTGCAGGGTCGCATGGACGAGAGCAATCAGGAGCGCTGCACCGGCTGCGGAAAGACGCTGGAGGAAGCTCGAAAGTCACAATTTTTGATGCAAGGCTCCGAAGTGGACCCGGAAACAGGCGTGCCGATGCCGTATCGTTACTGCGGCCCGCAGTGTATTCGCGAGCGCAATCGCGAGAAGATGTTGCCTAAAGAAGACCGGAAGAAATTGAGGTTTGATGGGCAAGAGATGGGAGATGTACTTTGAGCCAAAAATACGAAGACATTCTCCGAGAGTCCGTAGAGAAACTCCAACTTGGCCCTGACGACATTGTGATTGTCAAGTCGCAAGAGGCCATGTCCACTTTTCTGGAGATGACTCAGCAGGGGGTGGGGTTCTCGAAGTATTCCAACCCAATTCTGCTCGTTCCTGGAGGGTTGGAGAAAGCCTCACGGCAAGACCTGCTTGAAGCGCTGTCCGTGGTGGACCAGCATATTGCGGCGCGCGGCGGGCAGACCGATCAGGTCTCGCGGATCATCACGGATTTACACGCTCCAGTTTTAAAACGGGTGCAATGATGGATTCTGTCTCGCCGGTTCTCACCGCTGCTGAAGTCCCTTGTGAGCAGGTTATCGCTCTTGACCAGCCTGAGTATCTGCCGATCATCGTTGCGCGGATATGGTTCGCGGGTGGCGAGAATAATGCAGGTGTTCCTTACTCTTTGACCCGGTATCGCTTGACCGCCGCTGAGCGTGCTCTGATCGCCGCCGGCGCGGATCTGGTTCTTGGCCAGCCCCATCATGGGCCTTTAATGCCGGTATCGTTGCAGTTGGCAAGGCCCGGAGAGTATCCGGTGGAGGAGAAATGAAGTATACTTATGGGGTCAGGGTGTTTGAGCACCCGGCAAGCCTAATCGTTCAGGAGGAACGATCATGACCCCAACAAAAGCATACCCCAAGATGGACCTGACAGGTCAAGTATTCGGTGAATGGACGGTGCTGAGTTTTTACGGCAATTACGGCAAGGCTCCGGCATGGGTGTGCAGATGCGAGTGTGGCTTCACTTACAACATAAGACAGTTTGAGCTATTCAAGGGCGATTTTAGATCGTGTGAGGATTTGAACATTCGCAGAGGGTGGGTAGAGAAGGGTATTGGATACTTGCCTTTGACTAAGGGCAAAGTAGCTCTTGTCTCTCCGCATCGGTTGAAAGAATTGGAGCAATGGCCTTGGTACGCAGTGCATTTAGGTGGAGGTTGGTATGCGTATCGGCAGGGCATGAAGTACGTGCCAGGCGAAGGAGAAAAAGGCATACAGATGGGGCGCCAGATTCTCGGTTTAGGACCAGCGGGGATAGATAAGAGAGAAGCGGACCACGCAAACGGCAACTCTCTCGATAACAGGGATGAGAATCTTCGCCCAGCCACGCGCAGACAAAATGAAACAAATAAAGCAGTGCGACGGGACAACAGAACAGGAATCAAAGGCGTGCGTCGCGCAAGATGGGGTAATAAAGAGACGGGCAGATTTGAGGCTAGGATAACCCATATGGGCGTGGAAATCCATTTGGGGATGACAGATACCGCAGAAGAAGGTGGAAGGCTGTACGAAGAGGCTTCCCGTAAGTTGTTCGGAGAATTTGCTAGGGCTTAGTAAATAGGAGAATTCCCGTTGCCTCTCAACCTTGACCACGTAGTTCAGTATTTTGGCAACTTGAATATCCGTGACCGTGACGCGGGATCTTTTAATAGATTTCATCTTCGCGATCAGCAGCAACAGGTGATAGAGCAATTTAAGGAGCATCTTGCTCGGCGTCGTCGGCTTTTCGGCATCTTTTGCAAAGCACGGCGCGTAGGGCTATCTACGCTTGCGACCGGGATCGGTCAGGCCCACTGCATTGCGCATCCTGGCGCTCTCGCGCGTTGCATCGCGCAAAACGCCGAGGTCGCAGCGGCAAATTTCGCTATGGCTTGCAGCTTTCGGGAAGATTGTCGTGAGTTATACCCTGGTGCTCCGAAGCCAACTAAGAGGACTCTCATTTGGCCTCATTCTGATGGCCCGGATTCTCAGTTTACTCACCACACTGCGGCGACGGTCCATGGTCAGCGTGGGTTGACTTCTTCGTTTCTCCACCTAACCGAAGCGGCCTTTTACCCCTATGTAGGGGCTTTCACATCGCTCATGAATACGGTGAGCAAAGATCCCAACAACATCGTCATAATCGAGTCAACGGCCAACGGTCTTGAAGGTCCCGGCGAAGCGTACTACCAAGCGTGGGAAGCTGCGGTTGCGGGCGATAATGAGTTTCTGCCGATTTTCTTGCCGTGGTGGGATGATCCTGCGTATCAGTTACCGGAAGAGTTTGCGCTTGACGCCCCGCGCGACGAGTATGAAAAATTCTTGATGAACGACATCAAGCATTGGAAAACAGGAAAAACAGTTCGTCTTACTAAGTCGCAGATAGCTTGGTTCCGCGAAACTCTTTCTACGAAATGCGAGGGTATCCTTGAAAAATGGAGGGCCGAGTACCCATCTACTCCCGAGGAAGCCTTCGTCGCGACTGGCAACCCCGCTTTCACCATCGAGGAGATGCAATTTGCCAACAACGCCATTGTAAAAATT